GTTAATTACGGAAGATTTATTTAGTGCTATAAAAGCGTTATATGTAGTCAATCTGTTTGACTTAGATATAGATATAATCTGTAATCTAGGTACAAACATAAGTAAGTTTATGCTGTACCACTTGAGACATTACAATAATGTTATGTCTGCGTTTGACTGTGATGCTGCAGGATATAAAGCGACTAGAGAACTATCAAAGTCTGTAAAGCTGTTATACAATATAGATTTAAGTGTTATCGATATTCTTAAATATACAAGAGAAAAAGCAGACCTTAAATACATGGATATAGAGGACATAAAGAAAGCATTTACAATGCTTTTGTCGCTGCCCGAGGCAGCCATAAAAAGGAGTTTAAGTCATGGAAAATAGCGACCTAGTCATACTAAAAGCACTAACAAACCGTAACAAGTTTGATGCGCTGGGAATACCTGAACCACCCTTGATAACCAAAGTGAGTTACGAGTTACTCCAGTATTATCGGAGGTATTTTAATAACTCACCAAGTGCTAGAGAGATAAATTTTGAAGCACTGAAAAGTTTGATAAACTTAAAAAGCACGGAGGAAGAAAAGGAGTTATTACTGTTATTATCTGATAGAGTGGCTAACTCTGATATTCCCAGGGAAGCCCTGGAAGGTGTCGGTAATGTACTAGCACAAATGAAAATGAGCGGTGAAATTGCATCTATAGTAACCCGCTTTGAGCAAGGTCTTGAGGTAGACCTTAGGGATGAAATATCCGCAGTGCTTGAAAAATACAAAGGTGAGATGCAGGACGATGATTTTATATCCTCTGATATAGATAGCTACATGGAAGCTAAGAGCACAGAGGGTATAACTTGGACTACTGTAAGATTCCTCGGAGAATACATTATGCCCCTTAGACCTGGTAGTAGCGTCTTAGTAGCCGCTAGACCAGAGACAGGTAAGACTAGTTTCTTGTGCCAAACTGCTGTTGACTTTGCAGTACAAGCCAAAAGATTATATGATCGCCCCGTTATAATCTTGTGTAACGAAGAAACGGCAGAGCGTTACCCCTTAAGACTGTACACCACAGCACTAAGATTACCTGAGTCAAAGTTGAGGAAATTACACGATAAAGGATTGCTAAAGGATGAATACACAAGCAAGACTGGATTACCACTTGACTTTATAAAACTTAAAAATATACACGGTTATACTATAGCTAAAATATCTGACCTAGTGAGTAAGGTTAAGCCGTCAGTAGTAATATTAGATTTAATGGCTAACGTCAAGACACAAAAGCGTAACGCCAATGGAGCCGAGTTACTGGAGTCCCTTTGGATTGACTGGCGAGAAATGTTAGTAAAAAATGACTGTATAGGTGTTGCAGCGTCTCAACTTCATGGTGACGCTGACGGTATGCTGTATCCTGATCTTAAGTATTTACAAGGGTCCAGAACAGGTGTTCAGGGTGCAGTAGATGTTGCGATCATGTTAGGCAAAAGCATTGATTCTGATATTAGAGGTCTGGCAATAGTCAAAAATAAATTCAAAGTAGAGGGACGCCCAGAGCATATAAATTCTAACTTGAGATTTAACCCTGATTTGTGTTTATTCTCGTAGGAGGTGAGATGAAAGTAGTCTATTTAGATTTAGAAACAGAGAACCACGAGTATTACAAAGCTATATCATCCCCACGTAACCCAGATAACTTCATTGTCGCCTCAGGTTACGCCATAGCTAATGGGGCTCGTACTGGCAGCTACTCTAAGACAGGTGTAACCGATCCCGCACCGTACCTAAGGGACGAGACCATCACTCATCTAGTCGCTCACAACATCAGCTTTGATTTGCAATGGCTTTTAAATCGATGTTATGACGACGTTCTAAAATGCCTACGTAGGGGCGTAAAAATCTTCGACACTATGCTTGCAGAGTATCTGTTATCTGGGCAGCTAGATAAATACCCAGCACTATCAGATACTGCCCCGAAATATGGGGGAACCAAAAAAATTGATGCAGTAGCTATGGAATGGAAGCTAGGAAAAAAGACTTCCGAGATAGATAAGTATCTTTTGTACGATGAATACCTGTTAGGTGACGGTGGAGATATTGAGAACCTTAGAAAAGTATTCCGTGGACAATACAAGATAGCTAAAGAGAAAGGAATGTGGACTATGCTAGAAAACCGCATGGAAGCATTACTATATGCTATCTTGTGCGAGCACAACGGGCTACATGTTGATCGGGACATAGCGCAGAAAAATCTGGTAGAGCTATCAGATAACGTTAGTGCGCTGGAGAAAGATATACTAGAGAATTGCGGGATACCTGAGGAAGTTGGGTTAAGTCTTGCAAGCACTCAACAGAGATCAGCTTGGATATTTGGAGGAGAAATAAAATATAGAGTGAGGGTTGATAGAACAGATGCAGAAGGCAACCCATTGTACGAGAAGAGGACTGTCTACAAAGATACGTTAGGGAATATTTACGAAACACCAAACGGGAACTGCATAACCTTCGCTTCAGGAAAGAATAAGGGATTGCCTAAACCATTCACCATAGATACCCCGATAGTAAAGACAAAATGGGGTGAGGCAATATACCAATGTAAAGGACTTATAGATTTGGAAAGCATGGGTAGTGGTTTTAAGGAGAGCTTTGACAAGCAATATAAGAGTGAAGCTACTGGGTTTTATTCAACGGGTAGCGAGGTTATGGAGCTGATATGCGGACGACAGGACATCCCACAGAGCTCCAGGGAGCTACTAAAGAAACTCCAAATACTAATGAAAATGACTAAGGAGCTCACTACATACTTCATAAGTGGTGAAGATGGTAAAGAGAAGGGGATGCTTACGTACCTTACGGAGAATAACATTATCTACCATAGCATTAATACATGCGCTACTAGAACTGGGAGATGGAGCATTACACGCCCTTCAATGCAGAATCTGCCTAGAGGCGATGATGCAGAGTACAAATCCGTAGTCAAGAAAATGTTTACTTCACGCTACAACGACAAAGTGTGGTTAGGCTGGGCTTACAAGAATGGTTTTATAACAGAGTATGTGTATAACTATTGTATGAACGAGTTAAGCTTTGGAAGAAAGCCTGGATGTATTCTACAGGCTGACTACAACGCTCTTGAGATACGTGCTTTAGCTGTATTTACCAAGGACAAAAACTTGGTCAAAGCATTAGAAGAAGGTACTGATATGCACTGCCTTAGACTTGCTAATCAGATAGGGGAGCCTTATGAGGATGTGTTGCGCAAGTGTAAGGACAAATCAGACCCAGAGCATGATAAGTACTCCGCCATGCGTACAGCTATTAAACCTAAAGCATACTGTATGCAGTACGGTGGCTCCGCTTACGCCATAGCGATGACTTCTGGGTGTTCTGTGGAAGAGGCGGAAGCATTCATAGAGTCAGAAAAGAAACTATTTCCAGAGGTTGAGGATTGGTTCAAGTGGGTATTTGATTGTGTATCTAATAATTGCAGCAAGGAGGAGGCTATATTTGATGATGGCAGACATTACTTCTATGATGTAGGGGAGTGGTATTCGCCACACGGCACTATTTATAAATTCCAACAGAAGCCTGTCACTAAATGGGTTGACGGAAAGGAAGTAAGAGTATTAGAATACAGAATCCCTGACATTAGGAACTATCCAATACAAGGAGAATCTGCTTATTTTGTACAGGTAGCGACTGGTAAACTCGCAAGAGCTTTGCTGGATAAAGAGTTTTACGGAGGTGCTGTAGTGCCTACAAGCCAGACGCATGACTCTGTTTACTTGGATGTATGCAAAAAACACTTGACAGAAGTTGCACAAACTGTTAAAGTAACACTCGAAGCAATAAAAGAACACATGGAAGGTTATGAAATAAATGTTGACTTTCCTGTAGATGTTGAGGTAGGATATGACCTCGAAGGTGGTAGTAATGTTATTGACTTTTTACAAGAGGACTAAGAAATGTCTAAACTAGATCAATTAAGAGCACAAACAAACGCAGCACTGGAAAAGACTACTATTGATATGTCTAATCCAAGTAAGGGAGGATCAGATACCCTGCTACCCGAGGGTTACTCTGTAGCCAGATTGGTTGAATACATCGAGTTCGGAATGCACAAGAAGGAATTTAACGGACAGGTAAAGGCACCTGCTCTTGAGTTCCAGTTGGGTTTTGCTCTGTTTGGTGAGGGTTATGTGAATGGTGATAAGCCGAGAATGATACGTACGTACAGAACTGGATTATCTAACCACGAGAAGTCAGTAGCTTATAATATGTTTAAGCTAATGAACTATAACAAGACTGCTAGACATTTTGCCCAACTAATAGGGAAACCTATACTGGTGAAAATAGTGCATCAACAGCCGAAAGCAGGAGGTAAGCCGTACGCTAAGATTGATCCTATGGGATTCCTACCCCCTATAGACCCTGTAACTCGCAAGGAATATCCTTGTCCTGAAGCTAGTGACGATATGTACCGTTTGTTCTTGTGGAATAGTCCAACTAAAGAAGGCTGGGATGCACTGTATATTGATGGGATTGACGATAACGGGAAATCTAAGAACTATCTACAGGAATACTGCTTAAAAGCTGTTGACTTTAAGGGAAGCCCATTGTACAATCTTCTATATGGTAATTCTTCATTAGTGAAGGAATCCCTAGTAGAGATTGATGAAGAAGATTTAGAGGAGGGTATATAATGAGTCTTGAGCTAAAAGTTAAGGAGTTCATGGAAGCTACAGGTCAGACTACTAGAAAGGTAAACACTAAACAGATATTTCTTTATTATATGTTAATTGAAGAGGAGCTAAAGGAGTTAGATGAGTCTGAAACTACTGTAGAAGCCCTTGACGCTATAGTAGATATATGTTGGGTAGTTATGGGTCTAGGGTATTCCTTAGGGTTCGACATGGTAGGTGCTATAGAGGAAGTTTATAAATCTAATATGTCAAAGCTGGGAGAGGACGGTAAGCCTATTCTTAGGGAAGATGGAAAGATACTTAAAGGACCAAACTACTTTAAACCAGACTTGAGGAGATTTACAAATGAAGGATTATAAAGTATTTGCATCAATGCTAGACAAAGCTAATGAGTCATTCACTGTTACCTACGAGTCTAGTTATTACGTAGTGAAGCTAGGGGACTTCAACAAAGCATTCCTATTCTCCAGAGTATCAGGGGAATACTTGGGGTCTGTGGAGCTTAACTCAGAGGAAGAGAGTGTGTTACTATATCAGACACCAAGTGGCTCTGATTTACCTAACTAAGATTTTAAATTAGGAGATTAAAATGCACAACTACGGAACTGACTTAGAAAATATTAGGATAGCCTTTGAACACGCAGGTGAACACTTTGAAATAGATTATAGCGACGACGACTACGCAGTTATAGTCCTGCACCATATCCCAGAGGTAGAGATAGTATTCGACTCACGTTCTGGGGAAATGGTAGAGGTAAATGTTCTTAGTGAGAGTGGTATGCCTAACCATGATATACGAGTTAACGACGTGTATAAACATTGGTGGTCAATAATTGAGTGGCGTGTATTAAAAGTAGATGATAATACAGTTATGATAGAGTCAGACACTAGAGACTGCTCCATGAAACGGCACAAAAGTGACAAGCTATTCGTTCGTGAGAATCTTATAAGGAGAGGTTAATAATGGGAATCTCAGCAAAGATTATACAGAGTAGTATATCCCCTAGTGGCAAGAGAATTGATACTCTTGAGATAGAACTTCCTAGGATTGTACTAGCAGAGTTGAATACTCATAGAGCAATATCAAAGAATGCCGAGAGTGGCAGGGCGATACCTTTCACAGCATTAGAAGAGAAAGTTAAAGGTGATATGTTTATCCCTAAGTTTACTCCGAAACAAAAGGGTATGCAGGGTTATGGGGAGCATGATGCTCCCTTGGAAGCTGACAGAGATTTCCGGGGATATTCCCCTGAGGAATACTGGAGGGAGGCAGGTATGACGATGCTTAGATACGCCAGGGAGTTTGATAAGTGTGGGTATCATAAGCAGGTATGGAGCCGGCTTGTTGAGCCTTTTACATACGTAAAGGGGATCATTACAGCTACTGAGTGGGATAACTTCTTTAACCTGAGGATTCATCATCAAGCAGAACCTCATATACAGGAATTAGCTATAGCTATTTACGAAGCTAGGAGGAGTGCTACTCCAAAGGAACTCCCAGGAGGTGCTTGGCACATACCGTATATAGACTATATCGAAGGAGACAGATACTTTAACACTATAGACAAGGTTATGTGTGGTACTGTAGCGGATGCTATAAAGATTGGACTGTCGTTATGTGCTCAGGTTAGTTACCGTAAACAAGATACTTCCGTAGAGAAAGCTGACAAGATATGTGAATCTCTTTTTCCTATTGATGATCCTATACACGCCAGCCCCTCGGAACACATAGCAACTCCAGGGAATGGAACAGGCCCATTCTACGGATGGGATCAATATAGAAGCTGGATACTGGACAATACCTGTTGGTCTTTTACCGAGGAGCTATACGAGAAACGCATTAAAGAGATTAGAGAAAAGAATGGGAGTATATGGCTATGAGTGGGTTATATAAGGAGAGTGAAGGGTTTGATGTAAAATATCCAGAAGCCCTAGAATTTATGGAGAGACAGAGTAGTATATTCTGGCCAGCACATGAAGTACATGTAGCTAATGACATTCACAATTTAAGGACAGAATGTACTGAATCGGAACAACACGGTATAATAACAGTCCTCAAACTATTCTCGCTATATGAACTTATAATAGGGGAAGAAGCGTGGGGTGGAAGATATATGAGGACATTCAAACCGTTTGAGCTACAAAGTATGGCTTCATTATTTTCAGCCATTGAATTGAGTGTTCATCTTCCATTTTACAAAAAAATCAATGACTTATTAAATGCCTCTGATCCTGAGTTTTATACATCGTATAAAGAGGACCCAGTTCTTAGCGCAAGAATGAACTTCATAAACCAGATGTTAAACCACAAGGATGACAGGATATATCTAGCCTCTTTTGCATTCCTAGAGGGTGCCGTGTTGTTCTCTAGCTTTGCTTTCATCAAGCATTTTCAGGCTAACGGTAAGAACAAACTTGTCAATACGGTGAGTGGAATTAACTTCTCAATGCGTGACGAAAACTTACATTGCCAAGCCGCTGCTTGGACGTTCCGTGAGTTATGCAAGAGTAGCCAACTAAGCAAGCTGGAGGAGTTTATTATATCAGACGTAGCTCGGGAGGTAGTGTATATAGAGAACCGGATAATAAGCATGATCTTTAGTAAGGGACCGATAGAAGGAATAACGGAGGAGGAACTTAGACAATTTGTTTTACATCGTGTGGACTATGTGTTAGGATTGCTAGGGTTAGAGAATGAAGAGGCTGATGCAGGTCCAATTGGCAAATGGTTTTACGATAACGCTAATGGATACAAGATGGCTGACTTCTTTATCACCACTAACAATGAGTATTTAAGACGTTGGAACGATGAAATGTTTAGTTTCTAAGGAGGACACATGAGTATATACGACGAATTGGGGAGTGAAAGAAAAGAGTTACAAGCTGAAGGGCTGCTCCCTGAATGGTACACAACAGCAGGGTGGCAATTATTTAAATCTAAGTATCTGTGGGCTGGAAGTCCACGTAATCAGTATATATCTATAGCTACAACTGCTGCCGCTTATCTACCTGATACATGGAGTAAGGAAGTAGGTTTTAGAAAGTTCTTTAATCTACTATGGAAAGGGTGGCTTAGTCCTTCTACACCAGTGTTATCTAACATGGGAAATCCTAATCGTGGAATGCCAGTTAGCTGCTCTGGTTTGTACATTGATGATAGTATATCCGGATTCTACAGGGCACGGCTTGAGACTGCTGTACTAACAAAGAATGGATTTGGTACTTCGGGGTATATGGGGGATGTTAGACCACGAGGGGCAAAATTCAAGACAGGTACCGCTTCAGGGGTACAGCCACTTATTGAGGGGTTCATTAGGGATATGCGGGACGTAGCACAGGGGGCTAATAGACGTGGAGCGTTTGCTGCTTATCTTCCTATGATGCATGGGGATTTTGATGAAGTATGTGATGGCTTGCTTTCTCATCCAAGTGATAAAAACATTGGATGGTGTATTTACGACGGTGATGTTGAAGCATTAAAGAACGGTGATGCAGAGACATTGCGCAGATACAGGAAGATATTAAATACCCGTATGACTACTGGCAAGGGATACTTATTCTTCCCAGATAAAGCGAATAGAAGATTGCCAGAGGGTATGAGGCAAGCTGGGTTAGAGATTAAAGCTAGCCAGTTGTGTACTGAGATTATGCTTCCAAGCAATAACGACTACACTTATACTTGTGTGCTATCCTCAATGAATGCAGCTAAGTATGATGAATGGAAAGACACAGATGCAGTGTACTGGGCTACTGTATTCCTAGATTGTGTTGCCAGTGATTTTATTAAGCTATCAGAGGGAATCCCAGAGCTATCTAAAGCCCGTAATTTCACAATAAATGCTAGAGCATTAGGTTTAGGGTTATGTGGGTTACATACATATTTCCAACAGAATATGATTCCATTCGAGAGCTTACAGGCTAGATTCATTAATAAAGAGATAGTTCAATTAATGGAAGAGCAATCAAACTTAGCATCTTTAGAACTGGCTCATGATTTAGGTTCTCCTAAATGGTGCTTAGATGGACTCAGGAATACTCACAGATTGGCTATTGCTCCAACAAAGAGTACAAGCCTGATTATGGGCGGAATCTCTGAGGGAATTAACCCTGACCCAGCTATGGTATATACACAACGCACTCCTGCAGGAGATGTTCGTCGTATCACTCCAGCATTCTGGGCGTTCTTGAAATCAAAAGGTTTAAACACTGAGGATAAAATTAAGGAGGTAAATGATAACTTCGGGAGCGTCCAGAATGTATCATGGATGAATGACGAGGAAAAGAAAGTATTTAAGACTGCATTTGAAATAAATCAAAATGTAATAGTGGATTATGCTTCATCCCGTCAGAACTATGTGGACCAGGGACAGAGTTTAAATTTGTTCTTCGATGGCAGGGCAGATGCCGAGTATATTTCCGAAGTACATAAGAAAGCAGTTCTTGACGAGAATATACTCTCATTATATTATGTATATTCAAGAGCTGGTGTTAGTACCAATCAGTCTCTTGGTGAGTGTGAAAGTTGTATGTAATTTAGTATTTATTTATAGGAGATAATTATGTTTTTAGATTGGTTATTTGGTGGATGTACAGTTGAATTAGAAGTACCTGAGCCTAAGTTTAGAGTTGGAGATGAGGTATACATACTAGGTACGCAGACTCCATCATTTGTTGCTGATTGTAGTTTCGATGGTGAAGAGTGGAAATATAAGTTAGTAGTGGATGTAGAAGCCGTATATCCCTATGACTTCGATGCGCCCTACGTATACCCTGAAAGCATGTTAGAACTTTACTAGGAGTTTATAATGAACCTCAAAGGAATCAATCTGGATTCCTTAGGGAGTCAGTTCGAGGGTTCAGTATCTGGAAGGGTACTGATCCTTGACGCTGACGGGGCACTCTATAGAGCCTCGGCAGCATCTGCAAGACTCCCCACGGCAATCCAAAAAGTACAGACTGAAATTCTACAAATGATGTTCTTGACTAAATCAGAGCTTTGTAGAGCCCATCTAACACACCGGGACTCCGCCAAGAACGGTAGATTTAAAATCAAGTCCTTCAAGCCCTACCAGGGAACCCGCACAGGTAAAGACAAACCCCACCTATTGGAACCATTGAGAGAAGCTATGACTCAGGAGGATAACTGGTTACCTGAGTTTTCCGTCATAATGCATCACGAAGTAGAAGCTGACGATGGCTGTATGATTGACTCATATAGTTTTAAAGAGGACGGTGTACTTGCAAGTGAAGATAAGGATTTAAGGATGACTCCTTATGGTTACTACGACAAGGATGTGGGAACAGTGTTAGAAGCTAAGGATGGTTTGGGCAGTATCTACGTAGATTATTCCGAGAGTGGTAAGAAGCGTTTAAGGGGACACGGGAGAGCTTTCTTCCATGCCCAGTGTTTGACTGGGGACTCCGCTGATAACATAAGAGGATTAGATAACTACAGGGGGAAGCTGTGCGGAGTATCTACTACCTTAAGCATAATTGGGGATATTAAGGACGAGTCAGTTATGGCAAATACAGTTATAGATTGCTACAGAGAGATAGACCAGAACTACTTAGCAGAGGCTTATCTTCTATGGATGCTTAGATACCCAGAGGACCACGTACTAGCTTATTTAGACGAGCTTAAACTGTCAAAGAGTAACAAGTCTTTTATAAGGGACTGTGAACAATATTACATGGAGGAAGGGAATGCCGAGGAAGTTACCGAGGAGCCAGATGAGAACCTTTGCTAGAAAGCTGGCTAACGACCAAGGAGGGATATGTCCGTTGAGCTTAAAGCCATTGGACTTCTCGACGCCACGGTCGACGGCTATCGACCATAGCCACGAGACAGGGTTAATAAGGGGAGCTCTAACAAGATCAGCTAACGCATGTGAAGGTAAGGTTAGGAGAGCTATAGAAACGTGGGGAGGTGTAGGTAAAAATAATGAGAAGGAGCTTATTGCTTACTTAAGACGTTTGGCGGATTACTTAGAGAAGGAGCCATACGACGTTATTTATCCATATCATCAAACCCCTGAAGAAGCTAAAAGAGCGGAGAGATTACGCTTATCTAAACGCAAGGCTGAACGGAAAGCTAAGGAACGTGTGAGGGAACACAGGAAGAGACAATATGGACGAAAAAAGAACGAAAAGGAGAGCCTATGATTTAAAGAGACGTTATGGGTTATCCCTTGAAGAGTATAAGGAAATGCTTGACTCCCAGAAGAGCCGATGTATAATATGTGGTGAAGCTCATAGAAATGAGGACCGATTACACGTGGACCATAGGCACTCAGATAATAAGGTTAGAGGGTTACTTTGCAGAAGATGTAACATAATGATAGGTCAGGCTAGAGACAGTGTTGACATTCTAAAAAATGCTGTAGTATACTTAAACCGTTTTAACAATACATAGGAGTTTACAATGCAATACTTCAGCGAAGATACTGAATACAAGCTAGGTCTAGGATCGCTCATAGCAATACTTATGTTCTCTGGAACCAATTATGACTCTCTTAAAGATATGTATGAGAGAGTTACAAGAATTACTAAAGAGACTCCAAGCACTGCCGATATAAGAATAGTCGACGAAGAACCTACATGGAGTGATGTAGTTCTTGACAAAGAAACCAAAGAATGGTTAAATGATTTCATGGCACATGACAAACTCTCCCCAGAGAGTGCAATAATCCTCGGTAGAAAACCGTCAGTGCCTGAGATTGAGGAAGCTATACTACAAGAGTCACCAGGATTTGACTTTAGTGCTTTAAACCCACTAGGGTACATAACAGTGCCAGGGGTAGATGAGAAAGCCTACATGAGCGTGCTAAGGGCTCCTAGTGGTTTTTATGGAGTTAGTACTATTCCCTACTACATTACAGGAGGTAGTTATGGAAAACGAAAAGAGGTACAAGACAATAACAGAGTTATCCAGGGAGGAGGAGATACAACAGGAGGACATGGAGAGAACAATGATAAGACTGGTGGAAATACCAGCTCTGTTCCTGGTGTTCATAGCAGTAATGAAGTTCCTGAGCCTTCTAGCCTCTTTCTAGTACTAATAGGAATGCTAAGATTATTTAAGCGGTAAATATAAGCGGTAAATATAAGAAGTAAATATAAAAAATAAGGAGTATATATGAATCTCACATTAAGGCAGCTAGAACCAATGACAAAGAATCAAGGAATCTTCCTGCATAACTACAATAACTATACCTGTAGTGTACTGGCAGGTGTAGCAGGAACAGGTAAAACCTTGATGGCATTCTACACTGCGTTAAAAGACGTTTACGAGAACCGACGCAGAGGTCCTAGGAGAAAGATAGTTATAGTACGGTCGGCTGTACCTTCCAGAGATATAGGGTTCTTGCCAGGGGATGAGGATGAGAAGATGGAGATTTATGAAAGACCCTATAGAGACTTGGCTACACTTCTGTTTAATGAACCACAAGCCTACGACAGACTTAAGGAAAAGGGAATTGTTGAGTTTATGTCTACTTCTTTCCTTAGGGGTACTACAATAGACGAGGGTGTTATAATTATCGACGAAGCTCAAGATATGACGTTCCAGGAAGTGGACACGGTATTGACAAGAACTGGGATTAATAGTAAGGTTATAGTTATCGGTGACAGGAACCAGAATGATCTGGGTTACAAGAGTGGTTGGGATGTTCTTATAGGAGTGTTAAAGCGTATTGAGGACACTAATATCATTTGGTTTAATATCGATGACATTGTAAGAAGTGACTGGATTAGAGGTTATATCATTGCAAAAGAGGAGTTCTATGGGGAAAAGGGATCAGGGAAAAGTGAACATGGACATGCTGAGGTATCTACCAAAAGCACTAACGTCAGTGTGTTCTGTGCTTGACTGGGCTGTTGTAGAGCACGGGTATGATAAAGCAGGTTGGAGAGGAGATTCACCAGAGAGATACTTGGCAGCTATGCAGAGACACTATATGAAGCTCGGAGACAGCCTGCTGGAAAAAGATGAAGAAAGTGGAAAATATCACTTGACACATTTAGCGTGTTCTGCTTTAATAGCACTAGATTTATTAATAACTTCACAAGAGGATAAAAATGAACTACGATGAATTATTAGAAATGTTGAAATGTTTGTTAATAGGTGCTATAATATCCCCAGTAGTAATCTTAGTAGTTTTTTTAATATTCACTTTATTCTAGTAACTGCAAAGGATAACACCATGGATGATGAAAAGATGTTTTGGGTATTTTTTTCTATGTTTTGCGTTACCTGCCATATTGTTAAACTTGTTTAAAATAGTTGTAGACATTCTTATACTTATAGGAGACTGAAATGAGCAAGAGAAAAGCAGTAGCATTAAGACGTGCAGAACTTATTAGACTGGCTGAAGAGACTTCTAGGCTAGATAGGATAGAGGCAGCCTCCGCTAAAGTTAGCTCATTCTTGGTAAGATTTACTTTCAATGTGATACTAGCAATAGTGTTCATAGTAGCCACTATTAATTATTATCATCTATAATTTAACACATAATTTAACCTAGGAGAAAACCATGAGTAAATTTGCGTTTGGAACTGAGCTCGGAAATAACAATGCTGTATATGATGAATGGTACAACAGAATAGCTGTGTGTTGTGAAACAGGGAACTTTGGAGAGGCTAGATGCAGGCTTAAATTTCTTGAGGAGGAGAACCCAAAGATGGCTGATGAGATAGCTCACGAAATATCTGTAGAATACAACTATGTATTACGGTAAGCTAAGAGAGAGGCAACACCAGAGTGAAATAGAGTCTGACGTACTGGCACAAAGAAGAGCTCTGGAAAAGTATGTTAAGTGGACAAACAAAGGTATGGTAGAAGCCCCTAAGGTAAAAAATATGATACTAGCCACATTACCCAGTTTGTCCTCTATACTCCAGGGAGTGCTAGACAGACCCTACAGTAACTCAGTGTACTTCCCATGGTTACGGAAACTTGATGCAGATCAATTATCCTTAATAGCATTAAAGGAGTCTATAAGGGTATGCATGAGAGATGGCTATTCAACAGGGGCTGTTAAACTGAGTACATCACTAGGTAAAGCAGTAGTTGTTGAAGTCGTATATAAGGACCTAGAGACCAGCTCTCCAGTATATGCTAGGCATTTGGAGTCTCGAGTTAGAGCTAAGGCATATAACGACCCACATAGGATTCAGGGATTTGTGGTGCCTTGGTATAGGTCTCACTTCGGAGACCTCTTAGATAATCCTCTAATATCAATGGATAACAAATCATTCTCTCACATAGGTAAGTACTTACTAAACGCACTGCACGAGGTAGGCTTCCTAGAGGTAATAGATAGGGGAGGATATTCAAGTAAGGTTAAGTTACCAGACTATATAGTCGATTATTTCCTAACTTACGAGGAGGATGACGTAGCAAAGATAATCGACAAACAAGATACTGCTATGGTTTGTCCCCCTGATGAATGGGATTCAATAAAAGGAGGAGGATATTTAACAAATAGGCGCAAAGGAATTTATTTATTAATACCTACTAAGAAATTAAGAAAAAGTACTATAGGAGACATATTTAATGAATTTACACCTCAAGTAATGCCCAGAGTGTTTGCGCACGCTAATTGGATACAGTCAATACCCCTAGAAATAGACCAAGTAACGAAACAGGCTATAGTAGAGTCTTGGAAACTAGATATTAACTGCATGGGGATTCCCAGGAGAAGCCAGCCAATAGCCCCTGAGTTCCCTCTGCATGAAACATGGTCTCGCAAGAATGCCACTGAGGAGGAAATGGCAGCGTACCGTAAATGGGCACATGAAATATCTGATTATCGCTCTCTGGTAATAAAGGAATGGAAGGTACGCAACAGGATTATATCCGAGTATCTAAGGAGTAGTAACAAACCAGGTCCTATCTGGTATCCTGTATTCTATGACTTTAGAGGTCGCATGTACTACAGGGGTAAACCAAATGTCCAGGGGGAGGATATAGAGAAAGCTGTTCTACACTTCCACGAGAAGAAACCTTTAGGTAAGAGGGGATTATATTGGTTAAAGGTCGCTATAGCAAATGATTATGGTTATGATAAGGAGAGTTATGATGATCGTGTCAAGTGGACTGAGGATCATATTAGTGATATTAGACGAGCTATTAAAACTCCTTGGGACTATCCTGAGGTTTGGGGTGATAATCCCTTTTGCATGTATAGCTCTTGTGTTCAGCTTCTTAACGCTCTTGATAGTAGGGACCCTGAAAGCTATGTTACAGGAATACCGGTAAGAGTAGATGCTACTTGTTCAGGTCATCAACACTTTGCAGCGTTATTTAGGGACCCTGTAGCGGCTGATTTAGTTAACCTGACATACAGGGGCTCTGGGGGGAAGTCTGATATATACACTTTTATAGCTAACGCAGCTATGGAAAAGATAAAGGAGGATTTAAATAGTCCAGATGAAAAGACTAGACACTTAGCAAACTTCGCTTACCAAGCAGGTATATCTAGGAGCATGGCGAAAAGACCAATAATGACACAGGTGTACTCAGCCACACTCCACAGCGCTCAGGAGTATGTTGGAGAAGGTCTTAAGGATGTACTGGCAGAAAAAGGAATGGATTACCCACCTGATTACTCGCCAATGATATACAGAGCATATATAGCTAAAAAGTTGTTTGCTTCACTAGAAGTGGCTGTACCTTCTGCTGTACATGGGATGGCTTGGCTTAAAGAATGTGCTAAGGAAGTTTGCGGAACGCATGGGTTAGTATGGACTACTCCAACAGGGTTTAAGGTACACCATGACTACCAAACTTACAAAGACACTAGGGTAAGACTTAACCTGCTAGGAATGAATTTAGTTACTGTCAGGACCTATGGGGAAGGAGTGAGTAAAGCAAGAGTAGCAAATGCAATATCCCCTAACTTCGTTCATTCATTGGATGCATCTCACTTGCTTATGACAGCAGAAAGAATGAGAAGGAAAGGTCTACAGATGCAATGTATTCACGATAGTTTTGGCACTCACCCTTGTGACGTTGATACACTACAGAGAGAGTTAAGGGAAGCTTTTGTAGAGCTCTACTCAATGCCTATAGCTGAGAACTTTAGGGAGGAAATAGGGGCGACTATAGATTATCCAGAGAAAGGAAGTTTAGATATACGAGAGGTGCTTGACTCACCTTATTTCTTTTGTTAGGGAGGTATATGAGTAACGAACCGCAAAAAGTTATATTTACAAGGGACCAGTTAGAATTATTAGAACAGATGTTTCCAGAGCGTGTTTTAGGTTCAGCACATTCAGAGGCAGAGCTTAGATTCTACTTTGGGCAACGTAGTGTTGTACAATTCATTAGGGAGCGTTTAAATGGACGTAGAGGATAAGATAGTAATACAGTATAAATCTACAGGGAATCCCTCAGTTATATTCAGCTTACTAGAGAGTGCTTGGGACGAGTGTGAGGAATTACAAGTAAATCCTAAGGAGGAGTATATATTCTCCCAAAGATTGTATTGGAGACAATTAGATGCTTGGGAGGTTATATACACAAGAGGAGAGGAGATGCTGGGAGCCCTTGGGGTTACCCAGGACTACGACATACACTGTGGAGACATAGCTAGTATAGTATCTTTCTATGTACTCCCAGAGCACCGTAAAGGAGGAATAGGAGGTAAGTTATTCCGTGAGGCTGTCAGGATAGCCAAGGAAAACAATTTTAAAATACTAGGGTTTACTCACAGAGTTAAACCTTGGGTTTACCAAACACGTTATATAAAATTATAGGAGGAATTATGAGTTTTTTATTTGGAGGAGGTACAGGTAAGTATAAGGCAGCTATTCAGCAGTCTCAGGCAGCTTCACGGGCTGCCATAGAACAAGCTAACAGACAGGCAGCACAGCTACAACAGAATTTCATGTTGCAGCAGGCCCAGTTTGCTGATAGACAAGCCCAGATGGACCAGCGTTATATTGACGCCATAAACGCTGCCACTAGTGAAGATGAGCGTAGGAGATTGCAAGAGGAAGCTGCACAAGCCGCAATGGAGAGTCGTAGAATAGCTGAGGAGAACCAACTAGCTAATCTAGCAAACTCAAGAGTAGCTCAGATTGTTGAAGGAGAAGGTGAGGAGAGATTCTCTGAACTAGCTACTACAGGTGGGGATGACTTGTTACAACCTAAGCGCAAACGCAAAGAACAGAATCTAAGTAGCACGCTAGGCATTAATATATAAGGAGGAGTTATGTCACGCGCAAAGACCCCTATAAACTTCTTCCCTGAGTCTTTCGATCCCTTAAAGATTGCCAAATTCTTTACTGGCTTCGAGCCTAGCACTGGTGGAATACCTGGAATTAGTAGTTCTAATGCTATGATTAATAGCTTCTTAGGAAAGGTTCCTATAGGCACATCCGGTGCAGACATATCAAAAATATTCACGGATACTGTGCTACAAGGGGGTACATTAGATGATATGATAAATAAGCAGGTATCTGATTACGTAACTCAGATGTTTACAACTGTTAGTCAGACTCCAAATCCTGGTACCCTAAAATTCAAGAATCAGGCACAATCTAAGGCTTTTTTAGATGCTTATAACACAAAATTGGACACCTATAAGAATAATGCCCTTAATTACAGTCTAAATGTAATAAGGGAACACATGAGCACACCTGGCTCCGAGGGTTACGGGGGCTTCGAGGGAGCCCTTAATATGTGGGATTACAACGTAGATAATGTAAGGGACGTATTCGGAGGAAATTCAGATGCCTTCTTCTTCTACACTTCTAGTTTTCTAGGTCAAGGTAGAGCCTTAGGGGATGAGTCAATCGTAGCTGCACTACCTCTATTGACTAAGGAACTAAGTAACGCTTGGAATGCCCGTGTAAGTGCTGGGGCTGATAATGACTCCATGATGCAGAAACAAAGAGACATGCTTGCTGAACAACAAAGGCAACAAGCTGAAGCTGAACGTATGATGCAGGAGAAGGAAGCGGCAGCCCAGGAGCGTGTCAGGAAGTCCCAAGAAGCCGCTCAAGCGGCAGCAGAGAGTGCCAGTAGAGCCAAGGCATTAGCAGATGCAGCCCGTATAAGAGCAGATAATGCTAGGGGTTTAAGCTCAGCAGTGGGGTTAAGTGTATCGTCAGGTCCTAGCTCTTTCCAGAACCGGAATGCTGTGCAGTCTAAGTCTGCGGAGGAAATAGATAGAAAGCAGATAACAGGTGTTAACATTGTTCAGGGAGACACAGAGTCACAAGGACCAGGGAAACACAAGAGGAGACCGTTATCTACATCATTAGGAATCAATGTTTAAGGAGAGGTATATATGGCTTATGAAAGTCTATTTGAAAAATACAGGAATAGTAGTGTAATAACTAAATGTAAGGAATATGCTAGGTGGACATTCCCTTACTTAATGAGTGACCCGCTATACGCAAACTCTGGTAGTAATCCTTTAACAAAAGACTTCCAAGAAATAGGTGGGTTATTAGTAAATAACCTAGCAACAAAGTTAGTAAAACTTCTCTTCCCAGTCCAATATCCCTTCTTCAAAGCTCAAGCCTCAAGTGGTATCGAGGAGTTCTCCAGAATAACAGGCACAACAAAAGAGGAAGTAGCAAAAGCCTTTGCTCAGATGGAGATGATGGCAAACCGAAGACTGTTCCTAAATGGCGGTTACGCAGCACTAATAGCGGCCCTTAAGCATCTAATAGTGACTGGTAACGCAGTAGTATTCAGGGACTCCGAGAGAGCTACATTAACCACATACGGACTACAGCATTTTGCTATACTCAGAGATGGTACAGGTACGGTCCTCGATTGTATCATACGAGAGTTCTTATCATACGATGGGTTACCAGATGAAGTCAAGATATTATTGAATAAATCTGGAAATATAGCTCCAGATACTGCTGTTAAGAAGTACACGAGGATACATAGGACTTACAAGGGTGAAGTAGAAGGCTATGTAGTTACGCAGGAACTAGACGACGTACCAATAGGGGAGCCCTCATGGTACCCCAAGAATATCTGTCCATTTCTGTTCCCTACATGGAACCTTGTACCAGGAGAGCATTACGCTAGAGGAATGATTGAGGACTATGCAGGAGGCTTCGCTAAGCTCTCCGCACTGTCTGAGCAAGCTACATTGTATGCAGTAGAAGCTATGAGAATCATTCACCTAGTAGCTCCAGGGAGTGGTGCGGACATCGATGACATCGCTACCGCGCAGCCAGGAGCATGGGTTCCAGGTGATCCCGCAGCAATTCAGGTACACGAAGCAGGGGACTCACAGAAGCTCCAGATAGTTAATGCGATGATTGCTGAGCTTACCATGAGTCTTAACAGAGCTTTCATGTATCAAGCAGAGGCTAGGGATTCTGAGAGAACAACTGCTACAGAGATTCAAATGCAAGCTCAGGAAGCCGAGACAGCTCTAGGGGGTGTCTATAGTACCTTGTCAGGTGGTATACAATACCCACTAGCACATATACTGTTATCCGAGATAAGTCCAGAGGCAGGTATAGGAGTACTAACAGGGGAGCTTACACCAGACATTACAGTGGGTATTCCAGCCTTAGGCAGAAGTTCAGACGTACAGAACTTGTTAATGGCGTCCCAGGAACTCGCAGGGATTATACCTATAGTCCAGGTGGATGATAGGCTTGACCCGCAGAGAATAGTAGACCTTGTATTCGCAGGAAGAAGTATTGACCCAGATACAGTGTTCTTTACTCCAGAGGAGCTTAAACAAAGAAGGGAGGCACAAGCACAGGCACAACAAGCACAAATGGGAATGATAGAAGCACAAACAATGGCTGATTCAGCTAACACTATTAACACTATACAGTAATTAAGGAGGATATATGGCAACTAAAGCAAGCTCAGCAGAAGTAGAAGCCCCACAGGCACAAGAAGCCCCACAGGCACAAGCAGTAGCTAAACCTGCAATAGGCGTGACAATGAGCGCCCCGGCACCTAACATGTTCGTAGGGCAAACACCAGGGTGGGATGTTAATTCTTTATCTGAGGTAGCTAGTTCCCAGGCAGAACAGAGAGCGGCTTTGTTAAGACCTAGAACTGCTCCCTCAGAGAATTTAGCCACTGAAAATTCTTGGGAAGGGGATAGTATACCCCAGGAGGAGAAAGTCGCTAAAATCGACGATGGAGCTGTCACAAACCCTATTCCTGAGAAGCAGGAAGGACCTACTTATGAGTACACAGTAAAAGCAGAGGACATAGACAAGATAAGTGACCCTATCGTAAAGAGTATGGCACTCATGTTCCGCAATGCAGCAAAAGGAGCTGATCTTGATAGGGCACTAGGAAACGCTATCAGATATGCTGACAGTAGACTAATAGACTCTGCATACCTAAGAGAGATAGGCGGGGATAATGCTGAGGACTTAATAGCCATGGCTAAAGGGATTGTTGAGGGAGTTGTGCAGCAAGCCCAGAGATTCGAGCAGTCAGTTTATGCTGAAGCAGGTGGAGAGAAAGCGTGGTATCAAGCTGTTAATATCTTTAATGCTAAGGCTCCAGAGGAGCTCCGCATTACTGTAGCTAACATGATTGATTCACAGAATGAGAAACTAATAAGAGCGGCTACCAAAATGGTAGTTAATTTCAACAATAATTCTGGGTTTGCTCCAGTGGTGAAGGATGGCTTACGGAGCGTCCCTGTATCCCAGGCACCCCAGGGAATAAGTGCGGAAGAGTTTGATAAAGCTATTAGAGGTTTAAATATGTTTAGCAGAGACTTCGCACAAAAACGAGATGAACTAATACGCCAGCGGAGACTTGGTATCCAAGCTGGATTATAACACATTTATATTTAAAGGAGATTTATAAAAAATGGCAAATACAAGTTATGGTAATGTCTCAGCACCTTACGCTGAGGCAGGTTCGGTCTTAAGTCGTGCGCACTGGGGTGGTCCAGATGCCGATAGAGACCTACATTTAGAGACGTATGAGAAGTTAATTGACCAGTCTTTTGCTGTTGACTCTTTGTTCCGCAGCTCTGGTTTGACTAACTTCAAGAGCACTCAGAATCAATCAAACACTTACCGTGGTGACCGTATCGGTAACGTGACTGTTAAAGGTCGTAAATCAGGTGAAGCCTTGGAAGTATCACGTATTCAGAATGAGAAGTTCCTGATCACTGTTGATACTGTAAGCTATGTTACAACTGCTGTAGACTATCAGGATGACTGGACCTCTCCAGACTTCCAGCAGAACTACGCATTTGAACATGCTGTAGCACATGCTAAGGCATTCGATACCGCACACATTATTAAGCTAATTCATGCTACTAACTGGGTAGCTGATGCTAACTTGACTAACTTTAGTAACGGTATTGTTAAAGACTGTTCAGCATGGGGTGGTGGATCGCCTACTACTAAAGCAGACAAAGCGGAAATCTTGGTTGACTTCCATTCTCAGTGCTTGGAGGACTTCACCAAGCGTGACCTTGGAGGTTCTTTAACTGAGTTTGTAACCTTAGTACGTCCAGAAATATTTACCCTGTTGCTGAACCACAACAAACTTATGAATGTTCAGTTTATGGGTAACGAAGGCTACAACAACTTCGCTATGCGTCGTGTAGCTATGGTTAATGGCATGCGTGTCATTGAAACCCCACGATTCCCTGCGAAGAACACAGCAATCACAACTCACCACTTGGGTACATCATTTAACTTGACACAAGCTATGTCTAACATTGATGTGCTGATATTCAACCCTCGATTAACTCTGTTGACCGTAGAAGCTCAGCCTATGGTTGTTGATTTCTGGAACGACCGACCAAACTTCGCTAATCGTTTGGATACCTACTGTATGTATACTGTAGGTGTTCGTCGTGGTGATGCTTGTGCTGGAATCAAGATGCCAACAAGTTACTAATCACACCATGGAGCCCTTCGGGGCTCCTTATCTACTATAGGAGAGGAAATGAAAGAATTAGATGCGGTGAATATGATATTACCAAAATTGGGAGAAAGACCTGTAACATCTATTACAGTTCCTCATCCTACAGTGGCTATCATACTCCCGATACTGGAAAGAGTAAGGAAAGAACTAAACATGCAAGGGTGGTGGTATAACTCGTATGACTGGGAGTTTACCCCAGGACCCTACGGTAAGATTTCCGTAGGAACTGACGTGATGCGCCTAACACCCCTAGGCACCCAAGATATAATCGCTAAGAGGGACCAGTACTTATACAACGTATCAAAGCAGACGGAAGTATTCGATAAACCAGTCAAGGCTTGGGTAGTAACTGATTTAGATTTTATAGATATGCCTGAGACTGCTTCACACTACGTATCACTCCAGACACTAGTAGAAACTTCGGCTACTGATATTGGTGTTAATGATGATCTTGAAGCATGGCGAGAAATGGCTGCACGTGCTTACCGAGAGTTGTCCTCAGAACACACAAGACAGAGGCAGTTCTCTACTAAACAGCAAAGAATATGGAGACAAATAACCAGACATTTGAGTAACATTTAAGTAACCCCTAGGAGATAAATATGGCTTTATTTGAGACTGCTTATAAAAGTTTATTACAAGGGGTGTCCCAGCAACCCCCGGAGTCCCGTTTACCCGGTCAAGTAACTGCTCAACTAAATATGCAGTCAGACCCAATGACAAACCTAAGACGCAGACAGGGATTTGAATATGTTGGGGTAAAGACCAATAACAACGCTACTACAGATAACATAAAGGCTTTCTTTATGGATGTAGCAGGAGCTGAGATTCACGTTATAGTAAACACCACTGATGGGAGGGTGTCCATATACGACATAGACTGGGTAGAGGAATCTGGCTCACCATTACAGAATAATTACCTTAAGGCTACTGATCCTTATAACATAAGGGTAGCCCCAGTAGGCAATGAATTATTTATAGCGAACCTGGAGAAGACACCGTCAGCAACAAACTCCAATGATGGATTAAATCCAAAGCACACTGGGTTCTTTTATGTACTAGCAGGAGCATTCTCTAAGGACTATAGTGTATCCATAAACAGGGTTGGTAAACTACCTTACACAGTTACCTATACTACTCCGGATGGCACAGGGGTGGGTGATGCAGCTAAAGCGACCCCAGAGTATATAGCTGACCAGATAAAGCAAGGGATCGAAAGCACTGACGCACACCTTAATGGAAACGTTTATATAGATGGACCTTATGTTTACATAGAGAATGATGATGATATAGTTGTTAATTCATCAACAGGAAAGAACTACCTAATAGCATCAAAGGCTAGTGCTGTACTGGATGTTGGAGAACTACCAGCAAGACTACCAGATGAGGGTGACGGATATAACTGTAGAGTAGGAGCTGGGGATTTTATACACTACTACCGTTATGTCAAGAGCTCTGGGGAATGGGTAGAAGTAGGGGAGTATGGAGGGCCTACTGCAATCACTAACTGCCCTATAAGTCTTTATTGGACTGGGTCAGCATGGGCATTAAATACAAGTAACTTTGTAGGAAGGTTTGCTGGGGACGAGACAACAAACCCCACGCATGAATGGGTAACCTATGGATTAACAGGGATAGGTACATACCAGGGAAGATTCGTTATCCTAAGTGGTCCTATGGTGTCCCTGAGCGCCTCTAACAAACCCAGGAACTTCTACAGATCGACAGTAAGTTCTGTAGTTAATTCAGACCCAATAGAGGTAGGTAGTAACGCTAATAGCTCTGCCGCTTATGAGTGGTGCCTACCGTTCCAGAAAGACCTTATATTATTCAGTAATTCACACCAAGCTGTGTTGCCTTCTGGGAATACAGGAGTAACCCCAGCAACTGCCACGGTAGTTCCCACAAGTGGGTTTGCCGTGGACACTACATCATCTCCTATAATTGTAGGAAGAACCATAATGTATTCTAAGCCAAGGAGTCAGAGCTTCTTCGGTATTATGGAGATGGTACCAAGTTCATATACTGATTCACAGTACACGTCATTAGATGTAACCCCACACCTGCCTAGGTACTTCGGGGGGCGGTGCAGATTCTCTGTAAGCTCTAGTACTGCAAGTGTTGCCCTGTTTGCCCCAAGTGGTGACAAGAACACTCTTATAGTTCATGAGTATCACTGGGAGGGTGATGAGAAGGTACAGCAGGCTTGGCACCAATGGACATTCCCTTATGAAGTAGCCCAGGCATACTTTACACTTGATGTTGTAACATTACTGTTTGTTAAGGACGGTAAAATATTAATAGGGACAATGGACCCTAGACAGGGTGTTCTTGGGGTTGGTGGGGAATACATTACTCACTTAGATAACCAGACAACAGTATCTTACTCTAATAACACTATAGCAGTCCCAGCAGATTGGCTATCGTTTGATGCAGACATTAAGGATAACATTATAGCTGTTGTAGGCTCAGGGGACTCAATAGGGGAACTTATAAAGACAACGTATGATTCTGGTAATTTAATTACAGATATATCACATCCCGATGGGGACGCTACCATAGGGATACCTTTTGAATCAAGCGTAGTGCTTACACCACCTATCATGGTGGATGAAAGCGAGAATCCTATATACACAGGGAAAATAACAGCTCTTAGATTCATGATTAATACAACTGATTCTGGGGCGTATAAACTTAATATGTCTGACGGAAGATCAGGAAACTTCGGAGGACCGGTGCCTGTATTAAGCTTTGACTCTACTGACTTAGAGCTAGGTACAAGTCTAGTATCATCCAGAAGTACTGCTTTACTTCCAGCAAGGACAGATGCAAGAACAACACGTTTAGAGCTACACACTGATACAGCAGATCAGATGAACATTCAGTCTGTAGAATATGTTTTGAGAATGACACAGCGATTCCAAAGGAGGTAATATGGACCCTATATTGGGTGGAGCAATACTAAGCGGAGCCACTAGCTTGCTAGGGGGCTTACTGGGAGGGAACTCCCAGAAGAAAGAGGCTTACAAACAGATGGCAGCTCAGGCTGAACAAGAGAGTAAGCAAATTATTAATGAACGTCAAAATATAACAATACAAAATAAGTATAGTACAGCTTTTGCCCAGATGCAATTAGCAATGCAAAAGAAAGAATTTGCTAAGCAATGGGGGGCTGTATCAGCGGCTAAGATGGCAGCAGAGGGAGACGCTAAGGTTGGTATAGCGTCAACTGGCACTATGGGAGCTTCAGCACAGGCTATCATAGGCGACATTAACATGAAGGCTAATGAGGCTACAGCTCAGGTATTCCAAAATCTCGATATGGTTGAGCAGGACTATAACTACCAGTTAGAGATGATGGTTCTAAACACCAAGCTAGGTCAACCTATGCCTTCGGACTTTAAGTATGTAGGAGCAAGCACAGGGAGTATTATAGGCTCTTCACTGGTATCTGGTATATCTTCGTTCGCCAGTACCTACGCTAACTCCATGATACGCTCTTGAATGCTGGGGGTGTGACATGGCAGACAACAGGAATGGATTAGTAACTGAAAGAAACTACCAACAGCCTAACATTAACATAAAGTCTAACCCCACGGCAACCCAGCCTAGACTGGCTGGACCTAGCCAGATGGGAAGTAGAGTACACCAAGCAGGTGATGGCTCTTGGCAATCCCGTATGCTCCGTGGAGTGCTTGAAGACTGGAATGGAGTTGCTCAAAACCTAGTAAGGTATGGGGAACAAGAAGCACGCCTACGTGGAAAGTCTGACGCACTTCTTGGGAAGTCTGAGGAATCCCTAGAGGGCTTTGGAGCCACTAAGATGTGGGAGCAATCAGGCTACAGAGAGGTTATGGGCTCTGTAGCACTAGCTGAGGCTAAGCAAAAATTCTCTGATGATCTTGCTGAGATAGCCAAGATGGATAGGGATGAGTTCAAGCAGTATGTGGAAAAGCGTAGGGCTGAACTACTCCCTGTTATCATGCGTATGGGTACAAATGAGCGGGAACGTTACCTAGTACAGCTTGAGAACATGGATATATCGTCAGTGGCTAACTGGACTGATGCTAGAGCTAAGTACATTGTTGGGGAGCGTGTGGCTGCTGCTAACACAATCACTAATCAAGGCTTAGGCGTTATCATGAAGAGCCAAGCTGATTTTAATGCTGGACGTATAGGTATAGAGTCCCATAAGGCTAATGTACAAGAATCTTACAATGCTATCAAGGATGCTACGGTCCGTAATGCAGGACTGGAGGGTCAGGGCGGAAAGTTAATGACTGAGGCTATTATGGCTTCACTCAAGAACGATGATCCAATGATGTATGAGGTAGCAATGAGAGACCCAGAGGTACATGACCATTTCGATGTCAAGGATAGACAGAGAATGGCTGATGCTTACCGTCAAACCCAGAAGCGTCTAGAGGGTGCTAGAACACTCCAGTCACGCTTTGAGGTAGAGAACCTCATGTATGACATAGATAATGGAGTATGGGTAAACAGAGGCACAGACCTTATGGATGAGCTCAATAACAGAGTAAATAAAGGTGACATGACTCCAATAGAGGCTGCTAAGGCATACAGGAGTTACCTTAAATATACCGCTGAGGACCATAAGGAAGATGTAAACCTTATAGCCTACAATAACCCCACGTACCCTATAGGAGACCCTAATAAGGGCGCTAGGAGCGTAACTGAGGAGCTAGCTAAGAGCAACAAGACAAACATAGAGATTGCTCAAGCACACTTGGCTAAAGCTGGAGTAAGTGCCAACCCCGCAGCATACCGTGAGGCTGGGAGGGTGATGTCTAAGGACATAGGTGTTGTACGGGCTGCAGCACTCGACCATAACCCAGATGTTCCTGTAAACCTTGAAGCTACTGAGTCTACTAGACAATTAATAGGATCAATGACTGAAGCTACACAAAGAGGAAACTCAGGAATGCTCCAGATGGTGCTGGAAGGAATGGATGCAGACTCTGCTGACTTCCTGTACTACATGACTAACCAGCAAGCAAGAGGCATAGACTTCCAGACAGCCTTAGGTAACTACAAGAGAGATGTTGAAGCCGGTCAGAAGAAGAGCAGACAGAAGGTAGCTCAAGAGGTTAATCAGTATGCTAATGTAACCTACTCAGACTTCCTAGGGGCTGACATAGTTACTACTGGGTTGTTAGGTAATGCCTGGAACTCCTTAAAGGGAGCCATGGGACTTGACACCAAGATAGGCATAAGAGGGTTCAACAGCGATACTGCTGAGGAGTACCTTAAACAAACTGCCTTCGGAGTGCTGAAACAGTATATCCCGTTAGTAGCACAGCAGTACCCTCACTTAGCCCAGAGCAAGGAAGCATTAATGACTCAGGCTAAGAATCTCATGATGCAGAAAGCAGTTAAGCTAGAGGATGGGACTACTTTATTCGTTCCCCCAGATGTTGATGTTAAGAAAGCACTGGGAGTGAGGAATAGTGAAATATCTTTAATTCAGAAGTACTTACCTGAGTACACCTCAACACACTACGCACCTGATGGGGATTGGCAGTACCTCCCAGAGTTCCGTAACGATGGTTTGTATATGGTACCTGTAAGCAAGGATGGAGCTATAACAATGGACGTACCAAGAGCCCCAATAGACGTCAAAGACTTATTGGATTTCTCTAAGCTCAAAGAGCTCGAGGAACACCAGCACGTCGAGAGAGTTACTGGGGGAGAGCTTATTTCCAGCAAGGAAGGAGGTAAACTCAGAATAACTGGTATGAACTCTGTTGGTATTAATCCTGAATTGTTCTATCAATTCAATAAGATACTACAACAACATGAAGGTGTAAGAAGTAAAGTTTACCAGGACTCTGGGGGTTCCTTGGCAGTAGGTATGGGGATTAACTCTAATACTTACCCAGAACTCAAGAAGTACAAGGTTGGTGATACAGTACCAAAAGATGTATTGGAGAATCTCCAACATAGAGCCGTGGAGGATCATGCTAAGAGGTCACATGCAATAGCAAGAGTTAATGGATTATCTGGGAGCCCTAATGCTGAGATGTTACTGTTCGACTTAGCATATCAGGGACTACCTTCAGAGAAACAGTTAGTACCTATGCTTAATGCTATCAAGAAAGGAGATGCTGATACTGCTGTATCAATCCTTAAGCAGACACAAGCATACATATCTGCTGGTGGTGACAAGTCACTCAGGAACCAAAACAGAATCAAGTGGGCAACCACAGAGGCTAATCTTCGTAAAGGATTCTGGAATACTGGGTTTACTGACTTCATGAAGGATGTGATGGACACTATGTTCTAACAAGAAGCTCCCTCACAGATTTTAGGCGTTATTTTATTGGGTGAATAGGGTAACCTACCTTTACCCAAGAAAACCCCTAGAATCTCTGAGGGATCAGTCAGAAATCTAATCTACAACACTATTAAAGGAGTAAAAATGCCTAATCCGTTTTCGGTAGAGCCGGGGGACTCTCTAAAGACTCCTCAGCCCTTCACTAACCCAGGGCTCCCCAGTAGCTTCGATGAAGCTCTAGGGTTCTCTGGGGAGGTGATAGTAGAACCAAGCCAAGCTACTACTCCGCTTTCAGAGATTACTACTGATGCGGATAGGGAAATAGAATCAGGTGTAAATGCTAAGGTTACTACTCCGAAGTATGGTATGCTTGATACCGCCTCGGCAGCTACACATAACTTTTCAACAGATAAATTATCCAGGTATGTTGGGGGGTACTACAGGGACCTTAATAACTACAAGGACCCTGAGTTCAAGCCTCAGGAAGCTATAGATAACGTTGATATTCCTCTAGACTTCAAGGATAGGGACTATTTATTTGAAGCAGGTAATCTGGACAACTTCAATGAGAGATTAGATAGAGTAAGAGTAGAGCACGATGTAGCTAAGGTAATAGAGGCACACCCCGGAGTAAACTTCGCTGTAAGCTGGTTAGACCCTATGGTGCTAGCAGTCCCTGCTGCTATTAAGGTAATGCCATTATACAGATTCGGTACATGGGCTCCTGTTGTCGCTAGTGCAGGAGTTATGGGGACCTATGGTGCAGCTTCTGTAGCCATGGATGATAGGCCAATGACAGAGAAGGACATAGCTTATTCAGCTCTTATTCATGCAGCTATGGGAGCTGCTCTATTTAAGTTTGGAATGCCGGTTATGCCACATGGACTGCCTGTACCATTCAAGGGAGCAAGAGCTCCTAAGATTCCACAAGTTCAGGCAAAAGCTGGACAACCCTCCGGAAAAACAGTATCTGACGCATTGGACGATATAGTTAACTCTACTTCACGCAGGTTAGAATGGAGTACCCATAAAACCCTAAGACAACATGGTATTAAGGGTAAGGAGACTGCTGATACACTATTCGACAATGTTCATGGTGAGAACCATGGGGATTCAATAGAAAGCATCAAGGTGGCAGACACTAATGAGTTGACACTACCTTATGTGCATTCTGTAGAGGATATGATAAGAAGCCATATTAAAGAGACTACTGGTATGGGGTGGATGGGTCAGTTACTTAAACCAATGAAGTACAGACAGGCTCAGAGGGATATAGAAGAGAGGGTAATGCAAGAAATGCTTAACAGGGAAGCTCAGGCAGCCGGTAGAGGTATGCCATTCCCTCCTACTCAGAATAAGAAGATACTGGAGATGGCAGACAAGATTGATGAGATGAACGCTAAAGCAGTAGACCTTATGAAGATGAGGGGAGTATATGGTTCCGAGGAGCTCCAGCACACCCCAGGGTATCTCCACAGACGCTACGATATGACTGCTATGATGGAGTTCTATAACAAGATGGCTAAGCTAGGTAAGACCACAGATGAAGCTAAAGATATTCTGTCTGACCTAATAGCGACCAGTATTAGGTCAAAGACTACTGGACAGGCACTGCCTAGGAATGCTGCTGTAGCTATAGCACGAACTATGGTTGATAGGCAATTCGTTGCTATGAGGCGTGAGGATATATCAGCATTCTCTAATAAAGTGACTAACCTTGCTGCTAATACAGCTAATACTCTTAGAAAGAATGGAGTAAAGGAGAGTACTGTAAAAGAAGTAGAGCAAGCTATGATGGCCCACGCTGATGAGGTAGGAACTGCTAACTACTTAAAGGATAGACTAGACTTTGACTATAACACTTCATGGATTGATCCTGATGGAAGGGTTTGGACAGTGTATGACTTCCTAGACAAGAACCTTGTTACTAATCTTGACTTCTATGCGCGTAAGGTTGGGGTTGACACTGCCTTTGCAGCTAAAGGTATCAAGACTGCTTCTGACTTCTCCAAGTTTAGAAAGGAGTTCATGGACGGAGTCAAAGGAACAGCTAAGGAAGTTGAGGAAGCATCTAAGGACTTCGACCAAGCAGTGGGGTATCTAAGAGGCGACCCTACAGGTGTTGAGGTACACCCATTCTTTCGTAACCTAGGAGCCCTTAACCGTTCCGTGTCACTCGGTGGAGCTGGTTTATGGCAGATAGGGGATACAGCAACAATGATAGCAAGGGAGGGTGCTGCTAGTATTCTTACACTTGCCAAGAGGAGTATGCCAGGGTTCAGGAATCTCATAAGACCTAGTAAGTCCGAAGCTAGGGATATAGATATGATCTTGACTGCTCACCACATGCAGGGGCACAGAATAAGACCATTCATAGAGCGCTGGGAGGATTACTTCGCTATGGGTCTTGACAAGTCTCCAGCTAGTGCCGTTACCTTATCTTTACAACACGCTCAGAACCTGACTTCTTTCGTTAATGCTCAGAGGTACATACAGCATGGACAGGCAAAGCTAGCTGCTCTTACGATGATAAACAAGATAGGAAGAGCTGCTAAGGGTGCCCAGAAACACATGGAGCACTTAATAAAGAATGGGCTAAATAAGAATGACATTATAGCTATAGAAAACCAAATAGAGAAGCATGGAATGAATGTGGATACTTGGGATACAGGGGTATGGCAGAAAGTCTCACCAAGTCTGTATAGATATATGGATAACACTGTCATTAATCCCAGACAAGGTGACACTCCTATGTTCTTATACTCTAGTCCCCTGGGGAAATTCTTGGGGCAGTTCCGTTCGTTCATAGCTTCAGCCCATAACAAGTCTTTGGTTCAGACATTGTCCACAAGAGGGCTTGGTGGTCTATCTTTGTTACTTATGTGGCAAGTACCTCTTAACTACCTAGCAGTACAAGCTAGGGAGGTTACAGCAGGTAATGAGTTTATGCCAGAGAAGCAAGCAATAATGAAGTCAGTAAGTTACTCTGGAGGTATAGGTCTGCTATCAGATGCTTTCTCTATAATTACAGGGCAGTCTAATGAGATGGGAGTTCCAGGGATGATACCAGTTGATAGGAGTGCTCAGTTACTCCAGGGAGTTACTAACTTGGATGCTAAGAAGTCCCTGAAAGCTGCTATAGGGTTGACTCCAGTTATAGGAGGAATCCCAATAACAAAAGGATTAGTTAATATGGTTACAGAAAAATAGATTAAAACATAAAGGAGGTGTAATGTCTTATTCAACACAAATGATTCAAGCTCCTAATGGTGGAGCCCCACTTAAGAAGATAAATTTAAGTTTTGATTACATTGATAGAGGCGAAATAGATGTTTATGTAGACAATGCCTTATTGGATAGATCAGACTGGGTATTCAACAGTGATACCCAAATAGAACTAAATACTGGGCTTAACAATGAGGAGATTATTCTTGTAAAAAGGACTACAGACGTTTCCAAGTTACGCCATGAGTACTCCATGGGTTCTGCCTTTAGGGCGGATACTCTTGATGAGTCCTTGAAGCAAGTGTTACACATTGCTCAAGAAGCGGCAGAGTCTAATATGTCCGGTGATTTCTTCACTGACATTAACATGAACAGTCACCAGATATATAACCTAGATACAAATGTCACAGACCCCACGGCAGCCCTAACGCTCGCCCAGTACCAAGCTGATGCTAATGGAGCACACCAGGCTAAGCTGGACGCTGAGAGTGCCAAGACTGCTGCACAAGGATACAGAGACACTGCAAAAAACTGGGCTACAAAGACTGGAGGTAAAGTTGATGGTTCTGAATACTCAGCAAAGTATTACGCACAGCAGGCTTCTAGCAGTGCTAGTAACGCCTCTGGGAGTGCTAGTGCAGCCTCAAGTAGTGCTTCTACAGCCTCTACACACGCTACGAATGCAGGTACAGCTAAGACTAATGCTGAGAGTGCCAGAGATGCTGCTAAAGGGTATAGAGACACTGCTAAGGATTGGGCAACAAAGACAGGTGGTACTGTAGATGGATCAGAGTATTCAGCCAAGTATTACGCTAACTTGGCTGACTCCAACAGTAGACTGACTGTAGGTACTGTTAACACAGTCAACCCGGGTAGTCCTGCTGCTGTACAGATCACTGGACCAGGTGGCTCACAGGTTATAGACTTTGACATACCAAAGGGAGATAAGGGGGACGCAGGGGAGATACAGCATACTGGGAGCGTTACAAACGGTCATATAGCAGTGTGGGACGGCTCTGGGGGAAACAAGCTTAAGGATGGTGGCAAGCATCAACCTTATAATGCCACTATTAATTCTTATGGTGCTCCGACTGAATTAACAACATCTGACAATCTTAATTCAAAAGTAACCCCTGGTTTATATACTTGGAATGATGGAACAACCCCGGTAAACGCACCAGTTGCATCTAAAGGAGCTGGTATGATAGCCCTAAAGACAAAGTCTATAGTGGGCGTTATAACTCAAATTGTCCATTTGTACACTGGGGAGATGTACAAGAGAATAACTACTGATAAAGGTTCTAATTGGACAGATTGGCAACAAGTAATACAAACTGGCTTAACAGCCGACACAAGGTATGCTGGATTATTATTAAATAAAACAGACCCAAATACAACTAATACAGAATCTTGGTATGAGTCTGGATTCTATAGATCAGTTACTGGAGATACTAATGTTCCGTCCCCTGTTCCAGCTAATGGAGGTCAATGTATTATTTCAAACTGGGCAAATAGTGATAATGTAAATCAACTATGGTTCGGTCATGGAACAGCTAATGATACCAGTCAACATAGGATTATTTGGAAGATAAAGCGAAACGGCACTTGGTCTAGCTATACGGCAGAAATTCCTGTAATGACTGGTGGCGCTTTACAATTACGCGGTAATGATATTGTAAATGATTGGACTAACGCCACTGCTAGCTCCCGTAAGAGTTTAACTAACTCTACAGCTAACGCCGGTACGTATATAGACATAGTACCTAACGGCACTTCCAAAGTGTCCCAACTAAATCTGTTTGGGACTAACAGCAAGACTAACACTGATGTACTTAGCTTAAGCACAGACGGCACTAATGCTAACATCTCTGCTACTAAGCTAGGATCAGGTTCTTACAAACCGTTAAAGATTAGAACATCAGATACAGATAGAATTATAATAAACACTAATGGGCAGGCTGAGTTTAAGCAAAGATCGACTTGGACAAACACTTCATCTATTAAACTACCTGTTGGAACTACTGCTCAGAGACCAAGTAACGCAGCCGGTGAGCTAAGGTACAACTCAAGCCTTGGGTACTTCGAGGGCAACAACGGTAGTGGTTGGTTAGGTCTGGGATGCTCACAAGCTACTCTATTAGATGTTGTTAGGGCTTCATCTAACCAGAATATATCTAATAATACCTATGTAAAAATACAGTTCAACAGCACTATATCTGGTTCAGGGTGGGATGGGACAAACTTCAGATTCAAGCCTACAGTACCAGGAGTATACTTAGTTACTCTATTTTGCTATACAGAGGTATATTCTGGCTCTTCCCCTAACGTAGCGAGAAACATACTTTCTTTATATAAGAATGGTACTGAGTTCTCGTGGATAGCTACAGCTAACAAATCAAGTATAACGGCATCCTTATCTCCTACTCTAACATGCTTGGTATCATTGAATGGCTCTAGCGATTATATAGAGGGTTTTATTTATATAGAGGATTCCGGTGGTACTTCATGGCGTGTAGTTGCTAGGGATAACAGAACAAGAATGCAGGTAGTTAGGTTAGCTTAGGAGAGTAATATGGAATGGAAAAGTAAAGACTTTATAGACCAACCCCTACACACCCTAGCCGGTTTTACTTTAAACCTGACTACGTCAGTGTTCACTGGAAGTTGGCTAGTAGGTGTATTAATTGCCCAAACTGCTTGTATTATTCGAGAATCCAGGCAACACAAGAAATTCACGATATACAATCTTGACAGCATATTCTGGGCACTTGGCAACATCTTAGGGGTAATTATGTATTTTATAATTATTTTATAATTATTTAGGAGGTTAGATTAATAAGAAAATGGAAAAGACTACAATTGAGGATTTAGAGGCACTTCTTACCAAGGTTACACGAGTATTCAACAATAAACTTGATGACGATATGAGAGGAGAGTATCCTATAGATGCTGCAACCTTAGCGTCTGCCGTAAAGTTCCTCAAAGACAATAGTGTAACAGCTACTCCAGTAGCTAAGGAGGAGATTGACAGTCTTAAGGACAAACTGCTTAAGAAAGCTGAGGAAAGAAGAAAGGCAGTAAATGGTAATGTTATCCCGTTTGGGGATGTAGACATAGAGTAAGAATCATTCTTAATAAAAGTGAGATTTTAGGCGTTATTTTCTCTGGTACATAGGGTAACCTACCCTTGCCCCAGAAAACGTCTAGAATCGCTGAAAAAGCGGTCAGAAACTTACTTTAACAACGGAGGAAAGATGTATGAACAGACTAAGAAACCATAATGGTATTTCAGCAGAGGAAATAGCAGATAATGTATGGCTCTGCCGAGGTCATGGGGAAGGAGGAGTATTTGGGGACCCTTATGACTGGGTGTGTGTTGCTATAGTGAATGGGGACGAGGCTTATGTAAAAGGGTTAGCCGGAAAACTTCATAACACCTCAAGACTAATAAGGGGTAGTCTTGGACTGCTTGGAGTTAATAGCATAGTATTTGAGAGACGCGTTAACGGAGTTACTACGCACCATGAATATAGAAAAAAGGTTTGAGAATGCCCTAATACTCCAGGAGCACTACAGTGAGTTCTCGGACTTCCTTGTGGACTCCATGGAGTTCTTGGGGTTTAATACCACGCCAATGCAGCTAGACATTGGGGAATTTATGTCTGACCAAGACACTAGATTGCAAATGGTCATGGCACAGCGAGGAGAAGCCAAGACTACCATAGCTGCCATTTATGCTGTATGGAGAATTATACAAAGACCATCCTCCATTATACTTATTGTATCAGCAGGTGAGCAAATGTCAAAGCAGATTAGTGGGCTTATTGTACGGTTGATCATGCAGTGGGATATTCTTGAATGCTATAGACCAGATATATACCACGGTGACAGAACGTCAGTAGATGCCTTTGACGTGCACTACAGTCTAAAGGGAATTAATAAGTCCCCCAGCATTTCCAATCTATCCGTCGGGGCTAACCTTGCAGGTAACCGTGCCGACGTACTGATTGCAGATGATGTGGAGAGTGACAAGAACGCTATCACACCAATGCTAAGAGCTCGAGTAGCGGCAGCTACTAAGGAGTTCTCTGCTATCTGTACCCACGGAAAGATACTGTACCTGGGTACACCTCATACAGAAGATTCGATATACAACACACTTCCTATGAGAGGGTTCACTGTACGTATATGGCCTGGAAGATACCCAACCGTAGATGACGAGGAGCAGTACGGGGATATGTTAGCCCCGTATGTACTGGAGAAAATGAGAGCTGATCCTTCCCTACAGAGCGGAGGGGGACTAGATGGGACTCTGGGGAAACCTACAGACCCCCTGAGGTACGACGAGTCAGCCCTACAGGAGAAGGAGTTATCCTACGGTCCTGCTGGGTTCCAGCTACAGTATATGCTTAATACACGACTGAGTGATGAGGCTAGACGGCAGTTAAAACTTAGTGACCTTGTTATTGCTAACTTCGGAAGAGAGGCTATACCAGAGACTGTAGCGTATCAAGCCACACCTAAGTACCAGGTACAGTTACCTCAGGACTTCCCAATACCCCTAGCAAAGATGTATTACGCTGTTCCCTCCGATGAGCACTTCGTTAAACCAAAAGACATCCTTATGGTTCTTGACCCTGCTTCGGACCATGGAAGTGATGAAACAGGATACGCTATAGGTACAGCAGTAGGGGCCCATATCCATGTGTTTGATTGCGGAGGAATACTGGGAGGGTTGTCTGAAAAGGGAGCAAAGAGGATAGTGGAGTTATGCAGGGAATATGATGTAACCCGTATCATTGTAGAGAGCAACATGGGACATGGGTTATACGAGATTAACCTTAGAGCCATTCTTGAGAAAGAAGGACTGCCTGTATCCCAAGCAGTTACTGGGAATTACTCTACAGGACAAAAGGAACGGAGAATAATAGAGTCTCTAGTATCCCCTATGCAAAGACATAAAGTAGTACTGCATGAACAGGTTATAAAGACGGACATAGAGTGTAACAAGAAACATCCGTTAGAGAACAGGGTACATCATTCTCTGTTCCACCAGATGAGTAATATAACTACTGACAGGAACTGCTTAGTACATGATGATAGGTTAGACGCTCTTGCTATGCTAGTAAGGAGTTACAAGGGAGTCCTAGCAACAGATACAGAGAAAGCAGTAGCTCGTAGGAAAGAAGAGGAGTTACAAGAGTTCCTTAGTAACCCTATGGGGTATGATCATATCCATAGGAATACTAATAAGTTTAATAGTAGTAATACAGTATTAAGTAGATATAATAATAAGAGAGTTAATAGTAAATATAAAGGTACTATACATAGTATATATAAGAATACTATATAAGTATACTATATAGTAATACTATATAAGAATACTATATAGTAATACTATAGTACCCCGGGGAGCCCTATAATTATTATACCATACTTTTAACAAAAAATTAAACATTTTACCATGAAATGTTTTAATGGTTACTATAAAGGAATGTCTATGAGTGTATTAGGTATAGATAACAATGATTTACGAAGGAGGATAGGAGAGAGCTTTATGGAAAGAAACGCAAGTATAATTGCCTATCTCGCTTCTATTCTCTCGGTTATGTCATTACAAGATGTTGGGACAATAGTTGGTATCATAACAGCTGTAGTGACTTGTTGTGCGAATATATATTTTAAATACAGAGAGATGAAACATAAGGAGCGATATGGAAAATACGAAAGTGACTGTGACCGCAGGGGCTCTGGCATTAAGTCTGCTGGGAGCAGTAATGATACAAAACTATGAAGGGTTAAGTACTACTCCCTACAAGGACGCTGTGGGAGTCTCCACAGTATGCTGGGGAAGTACAGAGAATGTTGTAATGGGAAAAGTAGTAACCTATGAGGAGTGTGTAAGACGTTTCGTTAAGGATGTAGCTACTGCTGAACAAGCTGTTAGAGATAACGTTAAAGTACCTATAACACAGAGACAGTTTGATTCATTGGTCAGCTTCACGTTTAACCTCGGAGTGGGTAACTTATCAAGGAGCACCTTGCTTAAACTCATAAACTCTGGGGAGTGCTACGGAGCTTCCAAGGAGTTCCTGAAGTGGAACAAAGCAGGAGGAAGAGTTCTACCTGGACTTACAAAACGTAGAATAGAGGAATCAAGAACATTTTTGGAGGACTGCGATGCCTGGGGTATTGGTAAATTTGCTTAGAGGGTTACTCGGGGTTGTAAAGGGAGAAGCCCTACAGAAAATCTGGAATTTAATAAAAGGGAAATTGTTTAGCGATCCACAATCTCTTCTAAGCGTACTAGGATTCGCTACAGGAGCTTTTAAGTGGTTGGTGGGTATCTTTATATCCCCTTGGGGTAAAATCGTCTCTATCGTAATCCTAGGGCTTTCTGTAGGCATTGGTGGAGCATACCTTGGATACAAAGTAGCTAAACCTAACCAAGAGCTTGTTGTAAAGGTAAACGAAGTAAACAAAGACCTTAAGGATACCCTTGAGAGAGAACGGGAAAGAAACAAGGAACTGCTACAGCACTTCCAGGAGAGTACTACAGAGGCTGTTAAGGCAGATGATAAATTAAACAGAAGCAAAAGGGAGTTAAAGAGTGAGAAAAATATCATTACCGATACTGCTAAGTCTGTTGGCAATACTGATGATGCTAAGCGGTTGCATCAGCTTAGGGAAGCGGGAAACAAGAAACTTAAACAATACCATTGAGAAAATAGAAACAGCGAAGCACTCCCATATATTCCCCAGGGCGTGCCTGGACGAAGCACCAGAATTAGAGGGGATTGACGTAGAGTATCTGTTGGATACTTATTTTGAGCTAGCTCTACAGCATGAGGCTTGTAGAGACTTTATACTTCACAATTACTTGTGAAGCACATTATTCACAATTACAGGAGAAAATTATGTCAAACGGAATTGATAACGGTAACGCTACTAGAGCAGAGATCAAAACACTGGTCCATGCTATGGAGAAAGCAATTAGACAACTTCAACCATACGTACAGGGAAGTGCTAAAGTAAACAAGGACGTACTGGGGTACGATTCGGCTACTGCTGTAGACGGTATTGTTGGAGCTGTTGCCTCTGCTATTACTGCTTACCAAAGTTCTTAATAACACTATAGGGCTCTTCGGAGCCCTTACAATTTATAGGGCTCTTCGGAGCCCTTACACTTTAATTAGAATAAGGAGAACAGGTTAAATTAAGTTAAATTAAGAGGAGAATTAAGTTTAATTAGGTTGAATTAAGTTTAATTAGGAGGAGACCTAGGAGGCGATATAGGATTTGATTCAGGCAAAGAGGAGTCCTAAGGGTTTTCTGTGGGGCTGTGGTAGCAGTTATTGGACTCCCCAGGGCTCTGTGGGGAGTTATTGGACTCCCCGGGGCTCTGTGGGGAGTTATTGGACTCCCCAGGGTTTTGTGGGGAGTTATTGGACTCCCCAGGGCTCTGTGGGGAGTTATTGGACTCCCCGGGGCTCTGTGGGGAGTTATTGGACTCCCCGGGGTTTTGTGGGGCTCTGTGGGGAGTTATTGGACTCCCCAGGGC